TCTGTTTTTACCCACCATAGTGGTAAGTTCGAAGCCTTCACCCGCTCTTGCCTGAACCGCTGTGCCGTATTCTTTAACGATGCTCATCGCCTCGGAAGACTGCATGAGCGCTCTCACGCCTTTGCGATCAAGTTCGAATTTAACCTTGCTCATATCTTTCGACCCTTACCTTTTTATTCCAGCTGAGCGGAATCAGTTTATCGATGCCCTCCGTAGGAAGACCGATGATCCTCCAGTCTTTACCGAAAAACGAGACCTTGCTTCCGGATTCCCAGTTGTGCGTATCGCCTTTAGGGATTCCGAGCTGATACTCTGCGCGTCTGCCCGTGAGGTTGTAGATCTCGAGGATCTCCGTGTCTCCAAGTGGCGCGACAAGCACGTTTTCTACGTCGGTCGGGTTCGTGGTGTAGATTGGATGGTTAAGAGGATCCGTTCCGCTCTGGATCTGTTCGTAAAGCTTTACAACGATGCCTAACATGACCGCTCTCTTTCTGCGAGGTTCTCGATAGGGCTTCTGCTCCCGATCTTGTTGCCTACACCCAGAAGCTTTTTCTCGAGCTTACTGAGGTAAAGTTCGCCAACCGAACCGGATGAACCGATCGTCCAGCTTTGCGAGTAACCAAGAGCGGACATCGAGCCCTGTGTAGCGCCCATCGGGACGCCGGCATCGGAGCCGTCACCAATCGCCCTTGCTACCATCCGGCAAGAGACGATTTTCTTGTTTTCTTCGTAAGCGTCCTCGTTGTATGCGTTGATGATGGCTACCGCATCATCGAGCAGGTTCGCGCAGACCGTTCTCTCGTCTTCCGAGAGCGTTCTTACCATTCGAGCCTGTACATCTTCTATTGTTGCGTATGCCATCCGAAACACCTCACTTCGTTTTCTTCTTTGCTTTGCTCTTCGGCTTCTCCTTCGCCGGTTCGGTATCGGAAGCGGCGAGCTTGTGACCCGCCGCCTTGTATTCCTCTACTCTGTCTTCCGCGACCAGCATTTCGTTCCCGAAGTGCTTATTGATCATTTTTACCATTACGGAGTAACGGTCAGTCTGTTGAAGCAGTTAACATCGGCGCGGAATCCGATTTCAATTTCTGCTCTTACTGCGAACATGTTCTGCTGGAACAGGTTGATGGTTGTGTTGCCACTTGTGAGAGTAGCGTCGCTGGAGTAGTCGATAACTACGCCTTCAACTGTTCCGTACATAGCCTGTGTCCAGTCACCAGCAATACCGACAACATGATTTGTGCCATCATATACGCCCTTGTTGAGAACTGTCTTTGCTCCGAGAACCATCGGGACAGCTCCCTCAGATACGTTGTTGATGAACAGCGGTCTGCTATCTCCATCAACTGCTCCGAGCAGTACGCTCTTGCCCTGTGGTGAAAGTGCGATACCGTTCATGATGCCACCGTGTGTTGCGATGTCAGCATCAGCAGCAACGAGGCTGGAATAAGTGTTAGGATTTGTGATGTTCTGTGCAGTTGCAGCAGCGAATGTGTCGAAGTTGCTTCCAGGAGCCTGTACTGCGCCGACTACTGTTGCATCGAACTTAGCGGCAAGTGCGAGAGGGAGTCTGCGAACCAGCTCATCATAGAGAGCAGCTGCGTCTCTTCTGAACTCGTTTGAGAATGGTACGATTACTGCGAGCTTATAAGGCTCCATTACTTTTGTACTGAGGCTCGGATTTGCAACAGCCTTTGCTTCTGTCTCGCCTACCCATGCTGCTTCAGGGTCTGCTGTGATAACTGGAATAGATACGCCTCTGCCAGGCAGTGCAATCTGTCTTGCAAGGCTCATTACTGCGGAAGCCTCCTGTGTCTTTGCGAGGATCTCAGCAGCTACTTCTGGTGGAAGATTGATGTTTGTTCTGTTGGTTGGTACGCCTGCCATTGTTATTTCTCCTTATAAAACTTGATTAAAGTATTCTGCGAATTGATCGCGTGTTGATTTCTGTGGATTTCCAATAGGCTCGCCACCGTCCGGGACTGACGGATATTTGCTTGGCTTCGCAAATTCGAGAATTGACTTTGCCTGAGCTTCGCAATCTTCCTTGGTCTCCGCTGTCAGTAGGTGAGCCGGAACGCCGACCGCCCTTGCTACCTCTTCGCGTGTGGTTCTGAGCGTTTCCGCTGCCTTCATTGAGTCGAGTTCCGACTGGAGACCGTTTGCCCTGTCTATCGCCTCCTGAAGTGCGGTGCTGTTGTTCTCCACGCTTGCGAGTTTTGACTGCGCATCTTTGAGAGATGTCTGCAGTTCCTCGATGCCCTTCTTCGCGTTGTTGATATCATTTCCGTTAATACTCATCAGCGCATTGATCTGCTCATCGGTTGCCTCGGGGAAGAGGCTGGTAATGTCTGTGCGTTTCATATTGGTCCTTTCTCCGATACGCTTTTGTACGAGGTCGCTTCTCGTTCGGTCGCATTGCTTTACGCCCTGCCGGGCAAATTTGTATATGAAAAAAGAGCCGTTTCCGACTCTCTAATCAACGTTTATCTCTTCTGCCGCGGAGCTGTTGCGCTCGATTCTTTTCGCGTATGCGCTCCGTTTCTGCTCGTTGATAGTTTCCTTGTTCTTTGCGTAAAACTCGCGTCTGAGGGCATTTATTCGCGCCTTAGGGCTATCCCCATCGGCGTTGTTATACATATCGAGATATTCCTGCGGATGGTACCCTTCCACATCGAGACCGCTGTCGAATCGCACCGCGTATGTGCAGTCGCAATTTGCGTGGACGTGCTCGGCGTGCCCGTTCCTGATGGCGTTCTTCGATGCCCTCTGCCAGCCCCTTGATGCGAGAGTCAGACAAAACGCGCAAGTGTCGCCCGATGGTATCCACGCCCACTCTGCGCCATCCCTGAGCGCGTTCTGCTGCATCGTATCGACGCCCACGAGCTTGACCTGCCGCCCGATGGCGCTCGATGTTATCTCGGGGTTCATTTTATATGTCCCGTAGACCGCTTTTGCGATGTCGCCGTATGTCGCGGTCTGCGCCGGTACTGCCGGCGGCACGTTCGCGCCCTGAAGCGCCGCAAGCGCGTCATACATTTCGCAGGCAAGCGCACCCGCCGCCTCGCCGTATTTCGTCGCGAGCGCGTATGCGTACTCGATGAACCTCTGCATTTCAGCGGGCGACATAATCGAGTGCGTTTTGATGTACTTCTCAGCCTCGTCTGCTGCCTTGTCGCTTATTTTGCGGAGATCCGCGATGTATTTGTTCCACGCCTTCCTTGATACGGTTGCCATTATTCAAGCTCCTCAAGGACCTGAAGTCCTCGCTCTCTCTGTTCCTGCGCTTTGATGCGCCTGATGTCGGCCTGGCTGAAGCCTATCATCTCGAGGAACGTGTCGGTTCCCGCAAACTCAGGTCGAGCCGATGCGATCTTGACCGCCGCGTCTGCTGTTGCCGCGACAGACGGCATCGCCGGGTTCTTGAAGTGCGGAATGACATCAAGCTCTTCCTCGGTCAGCTGGTCGAGCGTCTTTGCGTTTGCTATCGCCTGCGCCATGCGTGCGATCGTCACCAGCGACTGCGCGTTGCTCGCGTTCAGCTGTTCCGCAAGGCAGACAAGTGTCTGCGACTGTGCAAGTATCGCATCGGAGCTTGTCGGGTTCGCATCATTTACGACGCCGACATCCGTGACTGTCAGGCCCGTCGCCGCGCTGAATTGTGTCGCAAGGAGCCGCATCATCTGAACGTGCGGCTCGATGGTGCCCTGCTGAAGCTGTCCGAACGTCGGTTTTTCGCCCGTCTCGGGATTGACCGTCGATGCGACGATGCTGCCGATGTACTGCTTGAACTTCTGATTGACGACCGTGTCGAACTGTTCGTCCGTCAGCCCGAGCAGATACTTCTGCGGCGTGGTGCTGAACTCGAGGCCGATGGTCGCGTTCGCGATGGTCCTGATATAACAGTCGATAAGCCGTCTGATAGGCTCTTTCAGCCTTGAGCGTCCGAACGGCTTGATGCTTGTTGCGTTCCACACCATCGGCTCCATTAATGGCCTGCCCATGTCGTGGTCGTGCCTTTCCGCCGTCCACTTCTGCCCGTCCCGATGCAGCTCCCATATTGCCGTATCGGTATACAGATTGACCGCCTTCGGGCTGTATGATTTTTTCGCCTCATCGAGCCCGACATCGACTATCGCGAGGCCGGCAGCTATCTGCCCGCGCTCGCCGTCCCATATCGCTGAGGCCGTCATCGGTGAGTGGAACCTGATGCGGCACTTCTTGTCGGGGTCAGCCGATAAGGTCGCGAACGTGCTGCCGAATTGCAGCTCGTCCCTGACCGCCTTCATGTACTGGTCGCACAGCCCGTTCCTCTCGAGGATGTCGTTCATTTCGGACGCCTTGCCGCCCGCCTTGCTGACGTATCCGTCGAACATTGAGCGGCTTGCGAGAACGTCGACACACTTTGCGCCCCATTCGCACCCGATCTCGAGACCGCTGAAGCCGTCAGGCAGCGCGATGTCGAGATTTACGTCCCGGAGCAGAATGTGCCCCTCGTAATATTTTCGTTTTTTCTTATTGGCTCCCAAGTGGCTGTTATATATGCCCACAAGCTGCTTGAGCAGCTCCTCTTCAGGCTTCGGGAGCCCTGATATGCTGTTGATGTTTAATGCTTTTGTCTCCATTAACCGATCCTCATCACTTTGTTGGGGTTCCGTTTACTGTTCTGCGCTCCCCATAATGCGAGCGACGCCGCCTCGATTGGTATCGAGTTGTCGCCGCCGAAGCACCAGCCGCCGCCCACGGGCCGCTTGACTGATGTTATCGCGCTGTCGTTTAGTGCCTCCTGCTGATAAAACCACGACACGGACCGCTCGTTCAGCGCGTTCGTGAGCGTGCTCGTTGCCGCGATCATATCGCGTGTTGTTGGCCTTATCACCGAGCCTTTTATCTTCCATGTGTCCACGATGCGCTCAACAAGAACATCGACGCCGTTTCTGCCGTCGATGACCACGCAGCACGCGCGGTTGTATCTTTCATTGA